AGCTTGGCTTCCGCAACTACATCTTTCTTAGTTGTATAAAGCTCTATATTTACATCATTTATCTTGTGATACACCTTGTTATCAGCCATTAAATTTGCTGAACCATCCACAAGAAAACAGATATACGGTGGTGATGGAACTGGATTACCTGGTGTTGCTGTGAAATGCGAATAAGCCACAGGATAACCTGTAGCTTCAAGGATTTTTATAAATTCTCCTAATGTTAAAGTCATGATTCAATTGCCCTTTCAATACGTTTCGGCAATTCATCAATTACATACTCTTCAACAGGACGAATATGCACTTTTTCCAGTACGCGGCCACCACCAGTTTTTGCATGGCCATTTTCTAAAAGATGCGTTAATTGCCCCTTTGTATTATGGATAACAACGGCTTTATCAACTTTTTTCTTTCGCCAACCTTTACGGTAACCACCTGTTTTCTTAGGACTATTTTGTCTTAACTTACCTACAGCGATATCAGCTACATCTTCTTGTGCATTTATCAATTCTTCTTCTACAACATTTGCATATCTTTGTAATTCTCTAGCAAGCTCTCCCGCAAAATCATTCATATTAAACATACTCCTTTGCGATTATAGTCAATGTTTGATTCATTTCATCATCATTCATTGGCGGTTCGATAATATCAAAGATACGACCTTTCATATTAATTCGCATTTCTTCCGTAATACCAGAAATGTATGGAATTACGAATCGATAAACTCGTGTAGCTTGTGAAGCGGAAGCTTCAATGTACTCAGATCCTTTCACTGTTTTTATCATCGCCCAGGCTTTTTTAAATTCTGGCCAAGATGTTTCGATTACTTGGTTTAATTCATCTTTTATTACTACAGGTTGTTCGATACGAATTCGATTGCGAAAATCTCCCGTATTCAATGGTTTCTTATACTGAAAAGGACGCATATTACTCACCGTCCAATTTAGTTTCTTCTAACGCTTTATCAACACCTAAACTATTAATCTGACTTAAAAAATTCTTGTCAAAATACTCTAAGGCATCGTTATAGGCATAACGAGAGCGTTCAAAGACTAATTCCTTGAACTCCTCGTTATTATTTAAATCATAATCGCCACAAACTCTTAATAAAGCCATATTGGACGTAGAAAGGATACGCTTTAGGTTATCATCTTCCTCATCTCCTAAGTGCATCCTTTCTTTGAACTCTTGCAATATTTCATCTGAAATTGTTGCGTTTCTCATTCATTTCACCCTTTATTTAGATTTTGTTTCTGCAGGTGGTGTAAATGAAATTGCTAAATCGTAAACAAGGGCTGCTTTATTATCTTTCGGTTTCCCATTAGCAAATTGTTTAATTGTATAAAGAGTAGCATCTTCGAAAGCTAATGTTTGATCAAATTCTTTTAGCTTGTATCCACCTGCGATTGCAGCAATATATTGTCCTTTTACAAAGAATAATGCTTTACCAACAGGAACTTCCTCACACTCAACAGGTTTAATGTTATAAGGCAATGCCATTACCCATTGACCTGTTGGGGTCTGGATTGTATTACGTGCTTGTACGCCAATCGCATCAATCGGGTTAACTACCATTACAATTTTATTTAATACTTTTCTGGATTTCCCTTTTGCATCAACAGATAAAGCTTTTACTACTTCATAAAGTTCGCCTGCTACAATCTCCCCTTTATCAGACGGAGCAAATGTTAATTTACCAGAAGATTTTTTATCAGTAACAGCGCCTGTTTCTGGATTTACATCTTTCATTAAACCAACTGGTTGGTGCGCTACAGATCCGCCACCATTAATAAACCCAAATTCTAGACCGACAGAATATGTTTCTACTAAAACAGTTCGAACATAACGTTCAATCCATTCCGGTCCCAGTTCCTTCATATCATTCGGAATTGCTGCAAATGCAGTTAATTTAAGTTGGCCAATTTTTTCTTGTTTGAAGATGGCATCGATTTGACCACGGATTTCACCGAATAATTCGCCCCATACATACGCCTTCGTTGCATCGGAATAAATAAACTTCGTAACAGCTCCTAAATCCTGCAAACCAACTTCAGCCAATAATGGATGTTCTGTAACTAAATCTTCAAACACACGCTCTTGCGTCGTTACAGGAAGGATTGAGCCATCTGTAAATCCACCTTCTTTAACAACTGCATTGAAGAATTTTGTTTCTGCTGAAGTTAAAACATTTTGACCACGTTGTTGTAAAATTGAACGATCAAGCATATCATTATTCACTTGTTCACGAACTGTATTTGCTACATCTGTTTGTAGTGCATCAAAGAAACCTTCAAACGCTGACGTTTGTTCTTGTTCTGTACTTTCCGCGTTAGTTAATGTGTCCGTCAACTTTGCTTTTGCCTTAGTAAATGCTTCAGATTTATTAAATTTAATTGTCATTATGTATTTCCCCCAATTTTTATAATTTTAAAAGGAGCCCTTTAATCCCACTGTTTTTTACAGGTTTAGGATTCGGCTCCTTTGGTTGTTCTTCTATATTGTTTTGTAAATCATTCAAGATTTCATTTTTTAATCCTGATAATGCTGCATTTAAATCTTCTTTTGTAATCCCTTGGCCTTTGTTCATGGTTCCACTTCTAAAGCCATCGATTACTTTCTGCGGAAGCATGGCAGCAATAGCAGTTGAAGCTGTCATTTTAACCTGATTATCCATAAACATAATTTCGTCCACAAAATTATTTTCTAATGCTTGTTGTGGACCCATCCAAGTTTCTTCAGCCATCATATTAAGTAATTCCTCTTCTGACTTACCACTCTTAATGACATAGGCATTTACAATTGCTCTATCTGTTGTCTTTAACATTTCAGCCGCTTTTGACATATCACGATGATCTCCACCATTCCACATAGAAGCATTATGAATCATGATTTGTGCTGTTGGTGAAATGCGAACCTTATCGCCAGCCATTGCAATTACAGATGCTGCACTTGCTGCTAAGCCAACGATTTGAACTTCAACCTGGCCAGGATAATTTTTTAATGCCGTATAGATTTCTGATCCTTCGTGGACATAACCACCTGGGCTATTAATTGAGACAATGATATCTTCTCCATTAGCATTAGTAAGTTCTTTTTCGATTCTTCCTGGACTTGTCGCATCCATTTCAAACCATTTATAAATCCAAGCTTCATCACTTGAAATGATCGGTCCTTTAACGTCAATTTTCACTGTCATTTTCTTTCTCACCTCCTTCAGATTCAGTTAGTTTCGTATAGTTTTTCGTGATATGATGTGTATTTAAATTAGGATCGTCAGAAATTTCATATCCTACTTCTAATCGAATTTCATTTCCTGTAAACGCACTTGAAGAAATAAGTTTATCAATACTTGTAGCAAGATCAAATATACTTTGGTAAGAGACAGGTTTAATTTCAATCTTTTGCCCATCAAGGTACTCATTCATTTCAAAAAATTTCATATTCGCTTCGTCTGAAAGTTTCTTAAGTAATGGTTTTACAGTAAACAGCATATAATTTTTCGTTTGCTTTTCTACATCAGCCATTTCTCCATACAATAAAGCTGTCGGAATACCAAAAGCCATTGCTACTTGATTTAAGAAACCATTCGTTACTTTATTGATTTCGTCCACACTCTGACCAGAATTCCCTCCGCCTGATGTTTCAGCATACTTAAATCCTGGTTGTTGTGGAATTATAGCAACATCTTTTTCACCAATCGCTTTATACATGTTGTCTATGAACTCTTGAAGCTTCGCTTGATGTTCTTTGCTTTTTGCTGCAAGCATATCCATATCTACTGTTCCACGAATTTGATTCTTACGCTTTTGTGAACTTAATACCCTACCAAATAAATCACCGTAATCAGCAAATAATCCATCAATTAACGGGGATAACTTATCATTACGATATTTTAAATGAATGACTTCGCTTTGTTTAAAGCTTCGCTTAAATTGATAATCTTTCACAGTAACATTCGTAAAAGTATCTTCATAAACAGCGTATTCATTATGTTCAAAATCATCTGCGATAAGTAGATCACCATCATCGGCTTGTATGATTAAGGCTTCATTATCATAAATAAGCTTATTAATGTACCTTTCCCAAAAGGTACTAGCTGTCATATTTTTATTTGGTCTAATATTTAATCGATAGTACAACTCATTCTTTTCAAACTCTTCACCATTTTTCACTCTGAATTCTGATTGACTAATTGTTCTCCCTAAAAAAGATATACAAGTATCAATCGCTAATCTTTTCATGTGAACTCTGTTTGCCTTTTCAATAAACATTTCCACATCAAACATAAATCCTACTTCACTATTTCTTTTAAATACTGCATCCAACCATCCAATGGCTATCACCCCCTTTATTAGAATTTAATACCGTCTAACATAAAGTCAAATTCATCCACAAGAATTTTATCCGCTTGCCATAATGCATGAATGAAAGCTTGGAATCCATCTGTTTTCCTTTTGAATTCATCTTTTTTCAAATACTCCTTGTTTCCATCTTTTTTAATATGGACATAGACGTTGTTGGTGTACCAACGCATTAATGGGTTGTCTCCAAAGATAATATGGTTATTAGCAAATAGCGTTTCAACTCGTGGAGCTAAAAGTGAATGAATTGCTTTTGGATTACGGATATATAGCAATATGAAACCTTCCGCTTCAAGCGCTGTTTTAACCAGATCAAGACGGAATGTATCGGCTACTATTGTATTAAACCCATATAACTCACGCATTTTTACAAACCAATCTACAATGTGAGAGATATTAATCACTGGCTCATCTAGAATAGTGAGCAATCCTTTTTCTTCCCATTCCTTAATAGGTACTTTTAATTTCACTTTGTCCAAAAAGCCTTTCCTTACAAAAGAATGCGATTTCCAAATATAATCTTCACCATGCTTAAATAGTAGCCCTACTGATGCAAAGTCTTTAATACTAGCAAAATCGAGCCCGCCTACGGCTGTTTTATGCCTTAGATCCGGAATTTCTCTAAGTGTTACTCCATCTTCTTCAAAACCAGTACGCATGATTTCCTCCCATGGAGCTACAGACTTAGTTAAATCTACTTCTGGTAAATTCATTCTTTTAGTCATGAAATTTTCCCTATTAGATGGATCATTTTCAAGATTTTTATACTGACGCACAACTTTTTTAAACAAACCTCTAGCATATTGACTCATAGGCTTACTAAACATCGGATTTGCTTTTTCCCACATATCTGGATTGTCTACTTCTTCAGGATTATCCAACTTACAAATAAAAGGAAATAATCTATCCTCTTTTTCTTTTCCTTTCAGGATATTCATAGCTCGCTCTTTCATTTTGTCAAGATAACCTTCACGAACAAATCCATCTGTGGTAATAAAAAATTCCCTAGAGTTAGGAACTTTACCTAAACCACTAGAGAATACCTCTACAACATCGCTATTTTCATACCTATGTATCTCATCATAAATAACACATCCATCTCTTAATGAGTCCTTACTTCCTGCATTCGATGTATGAAATTCAAAAGTCGAACGAGTAGCTTTATTCGTTATTAATTGTTTTGTTGATACAAACAGCTCGTCTAATATTTCATGCTTTTTATTCTTTTCATAAACATCTATAAAAGAAGTCTTAGCTTGCCTTTCTGTATTAGCAACTACTGATACGTTATAATGCCCAATACCATGTAATTCACTAATAAAGAAGTGTGTCAAAGCACTAATCAAGCCGTTTTTACCAGCACCCCTTGCCATCATCCAAAAATGCTGATCAAAATAAACATCCTCGTATTCATCAAACAAAAATACAAATGCTATTAAAAATTTTTGAAAGGAATTTAATTTAAAATGCCATTTTTCTATGAAAGTTACACATTTATGAATTAAATCTATATCAAAATGTAAATCATTACGGTTTAATATATCTTTCTTTAAATAATGAATAAGCATGATACGTTCTTTATTTAATACCACTGTTCCCGTTTCATATAGTTCTATATATTCCCTTACATACTCATGAACAATCATATTAAATCACTTGCCGAATACTTCTTAATTTCTTTTTTATTACTTCCTTCTGGCAACAAATCTGTTAGTTGTTTAATGACTCTTTGATATGATTGATCGCGGGTATTATATAGTCGGGCAACAGGCCGTTCTCTTTCATACGGATCTGTTTTATCAGATTGTGAGAACATTTCATAGTCACCATTCTCAGATATATCTATCCACATCTCATTTAATAAAACTCGTAATCTTGCTGCCTGAATAATTAACCCTTCAACCACTTTCAACTTACTAGGTGGGATGTCTTTAAATAATCTTTTCAAACGATTTTTTTCTTTGTTAACTAGCACCTCACGCTCATCAATGTCCGCCATACTATCACCTCGATTCAATCATATTTTTATACTGGGTAGGGGTCCTATACGAAACAGCTTAAAAATCTGGAAAAACGACCCCCTCCTCCGGTGCCCCTTAGAGCAATTTTTGATGAAATATTTTAAGGGGGGGTGTTATTACTGAATCATTTTTACCACTTTTCATCGTTTTCCCATTTATTCGGTTTCTTTTCAAAGAATCTTCCATGTTCTTTATTATGGCAATCCACACAAACTGTTTCCAAATTATCTTTTTCTAATGCAAGCTCTGGATGATGTTCTAGTTCTTTTATATGATGGACAACGAGTTGAATCTTCTTACGATTTGCGCTCTCACTGTATTCATTGGTGTCTGTTTGAACTCGACCGTTACGCTTACACTCTTGACATTCATAGTTGTCACGCTTCTTTACTTGCTCGCGTATCCTCTTCCACTCACCGCTGTCATAGAACTTACGCTTCTGTCGTTTGGTTTTGTATTCATTCATCTGTTTTTACCCAACGTTCTTTACTACCTTTATCTCTTTCCAATAAATCTTTTATCGGTGTTTGCTTAAGATATTCAATAGAGTAAAACATAGGCTTCTGTCCGTGGAGTTTATAATATTTGAATCGATTAATATCAATCCCAGACTTCTTATACGCTTTCTCATGAGGTTTAAGGTATTTGATGTATGCTTTCTTATCAATAGGTACCAGTCCAAGCACAGCAATCTTACCCTTTAAAACACTGTCCAATTATCCTCATTCCTTTCTTAATTTTTTCCAAAACAAAAAGCACCCAATTATGGATGCTTGATATGTTCATATTTATTTATAAAAATGTAAAAAAAAACACAGTAATTGCTAACTTTATATTTACACGTGTCGCGATACGTGTTATAATTAATTATAGATAAGGAGGTGATAATTTGAAAAGCGAAAGTTCAAAAGCAATAATCAAACGCCTAATGAAATCTGGATATGAATTACATAGCGTTCGTGGTAGCCACCACTACTACAAACATCCAGTTACAGGGATTAAGATTCCCGTCCCACATCCCCGTAAAGACTTAGGCGTTGGATTAACGCAAGCTATCTTGAAACAAGCAGGGCTGAAATAGCCCTCTCGTTTCAAATTTGAACTTAAACATATTATACACCAAACCAATTTAAAAAAAACTTATAAAGGAGAATAACTATGACTAAAGACTATTATGCATTCCCTGCTAGATTTCACTTTAATATTGATGATAGTGTACTTGTAACTTTTCCTGATTTACCTGGTTGCATGACAAGCGGTAAGAATCAAGAAGATGCTTTAATAATGGCTAGAGATGTATTAGGTGGTTTCTTATCAATAATGGAGGAAGATAACGATCCAATCCCTTCACCTTCTCAAATAACAGATATCATAAATGAAAATAGTAATGAGCATATTTTATTAATTGATGTTAGAATGCCCCCATATAGAAACAAAGATAATGTAAAACTAAAAAAGAAAACATTAACTATTCCACAATGGCTAGATGAAGAAGCTGTACAAAAGAATATAAATCAATCTAAATTATTAACAGAAGCTTTAAAAAAAACGCTAGGATATAATGACAAAACTAATACACCATAAAGGACGCCATATAAGCGTCCTCTTTTTTTATATAAAATATTTGTTATTTATAATTTTCTACTCTTCTTTGAACTGACACTATAGATAGGCACATATCAGTTCAAAGAAGAGCAAAAGCTCTCCTAGACCGTTTAGACTATTCTTATTACGTATTATGAAATCAAGAGATTTTTTATTTGCATAAGGTTCGTAACATCTTACACAAATTGAGTATTTTCTAATAGTGCTGATTGAACCGCTGAGGTGAAATAGCGACGCCCATTCAATCATCTACCATAGAAGATGGTTTCGGTAACCTTCACTTATAGGTGGCATTATGATGACAAAATTAATCGTTTTAAAAAAGAAAGTCCCTTCAATTCATACAGAAGAGACTTTCTTTTACTTGTTGTGCAATTTTTTTATCTGCTCTACGTAAATTTTGCTGAACTGTAGACCTTGTAACACCTCTCATTTTAGCAATTTCTTCCTGTGTAAACATCCCCGCTTTATACATTACAAATATTTCCTTTTCTGTTTTGGTCAAGGTAGACAGAGCATCATCTAACTGTATCTTTTCCCAGGTTGTAATTGCATTCTCTTTTTGCTCTTTATCCCATTCATACTCTGTTTCCTTACTTCTTAAATATCGTTGGATTAACAATGGATTTACTTTTACTTCTCTTTGATAAGAAGCTCTCCTTTCGATTCCCCGTTTTAATCCAGGTTCTTTTCCTGTACGCATCCACTTTAGAGAGTCTTCAATATCACTTATCATTCCATTTATAATTTTCTTATCTCTTTCATTTTCTTGGGCATTTGCTTTTTCTTTTACAACTAATAATTGATTCAACGTCTCTTTGTATTGTTTGATTAAGTCTATCATGCAGTTTGTCCTCCTTAGAATAAAAAAAGGACGCTGATTAGTTGTAAGAAATATTCTTTCTTACAGTTAATCAACGTCCTTGAATGTGGACTATTTTCTTTTTATTTTTAATACTTATTTCGGTATGTGAAATTATTTATTTTAATTCTCTCTTTTTCATTTGTATATGTAAGTTACCTGTAGTAACACTATATTTTTTTGCGATTTCAACATATGTTAGTCCTTGTTTACTAAGCGTTACTGCATTCTTACATATTCTATTCCATTCTTTAGTTGTTCGTGGTTTCTTCTGTTCAGTACCAATACGACCACCTAATAGAATCCCTAATTCATTAATTTTTATCCCCGCTTCGCACTCTGTCCAACAATGCGCTACATCCCTACTATATCTATAAGTACACCCTACGCAGTGTTGCTCTTGTAAATCTAAAATTTGAATACGGGCTTCTTTTTTATTCATATTACAGACCACTCTAACTTATCTACATGGTGCAGGTAATCTACTAACGCTCTATCGGTTGGCTTTACTAAATAAGCCCTATTATCAAATACTGCGCGTGGAATTGATTTTCTCCCACCTAATTTCGCATCACGAATGTATTCTTGAATTACTTCAAATGGAACTAAGAACACAGAATGCTCTATACTAAATTCTACTAAGAAGAAACATATTGCTCCTAGTTTTTCGGCTTGCTCTAAGTATTCAATTTGATGTGGTGATATATTCTTTAAAGCAAAGCTTGTCTTATTCGTTGTTGCTTTTGCTTCAAATGCTACCATTCTTCCTTTATATATTCCGTCATAATCAACAGTTGATTTCTTTTCAAAATAACCCTCTTTAATTCTTCCATCTTTAAATAGCTTTGTAACAACTACAGGTGTAGCTCTCTTTGTAATTAATGCAATGTTTTTTCGTTTATACATATCATTTGACCAATTAATTAAATTCTCAAATGCTGCTCCATGATCTCCGCTATAAGCCATAGTAATAACTCCTTTCTCAAATAACTATTTTGTTATAAAGCCGCTGACAATAATTCTTTCTTCAATTTCTCTTGCAATCTCACAAAAGTTTCATTTGAGAATCGAACAGCTGCACTTGGATATTTGTATTGATAAAACCCATCATCGAATTGGATATGCGTTTTGTCGTACCAATATTGAAACGCTACATCATTTGAGTACTCATTCAAATCTTTCTGCAGTTCTTTAATGAGTTTCCATTCTTCCCGCGCATCAGCTTCTGTAAAACGTCCTTCTCTACGATTGTAAAGTAAGCCCTCTTTGATATATTTAATTGTTTCTTCGATATCCACTACATCTCGATTTGCGATTTTACAAAGTATCTGATCTGCTCTAGTACTAACTAAAAATTCTTCTACACTTTCGTTTTCTCTTAATGAGAACCAATGAGCGAAGTTACCGAAGTCTGTAACTGCTGTAAATATTCCAGAACGATCTAATAAGAATATCCCCCAACCTTCTCCATCTACTGACGGAACTGAGTAACGAAATGCTGAAGCTTTTGCCATTTTCATTTCCTCCCTTTTATATTCAAATAATTCTTTTGTTTAGTTTTATAACGCTCGTTTTTCTCTTAACAATTGAATGTTATTTATAGTAACCGTATGAGCGCCACTTTCTCCTTTCAATATTTCCATTAAGTCTAAAACATCTTTTTTGCTATTTAGTTTCGAACGGCTAACAAACAAATACGTCCCTTCGGCAAATCCATTTCCGAGATGATTAGTGTAAGAAATTAAATACTCAAATCTACGTGGTTTCATTGTTCTCAATTTCATTCACCCATTTCTGTACAAAATTCAAATTAGATAACATCCCTAGGACTCTCTTATTTCAGAAAGTCCTGGGAATATAGTTTATTTAACTTGAACCAATGGATTAGCTTCTCCACTTACTTGTGGTAACTTGCCATCCCATTTTTCAATTTTTTTAATTTCTACAATTTCTGGAGTTAAAGACTTCTTAATAATCTCATTCGCTTCAGCTTTTCCTCTCGCTTCTTCAATAGCTTTCTCTGCATTGATTGTAGCTTGCTTTTTCTCAATCTCTGCTTTTTCAAGGTTTTGTTGAGCATCTACTACTCCTTGAATCGCTTTTGCTGTATTCGCATCTGGTTTAGGAGCTTCTAACGTAACGGAATCTACTAAGAACCCAGTAGTATCTACCATTTTTCTAAACTCCTTTTCTATTGCCCCGTTAATTTCCCCTTGATGTTGGAATACCTCAAGAACTGAATAGTTAGAGAAAACGTTTAATGTAGCTTTCTTAAGTCGAGTCTGTAGCCAACCGTTCTCAATTACATCTGGAGCTTGTCCTTTGAACTTGTTATATATCTTAGGAAGCTTTTCGGCGTCATTCATGTAATCGTAAGATAGACCCACTGTTAATGGCTTACCATCTTTGGTTTGTACGCTGAACTTATCGACTTTAACCGTTTCTGTTGAAATAGGATAAGCTGTTACACGTTTAAATGGTGAAACTAAATGCCATCCTTGTCCCAAGGTTTCTTTTTCAATTCCTGTACTTCTGTTATAAACAACACCTGCATGCCCCTGATCAATTACCTTCACGCTCATTGCTGTTAAAATTCCACCTGTTAAAAGACTTACTCCTAATACTGCTGCACCTACGATTTTCTTTGTATTCATTTTATTTTTCCTCCTTGAATATATTTTTAATTTTTAATACTACGTTTCCAATAAACTCAAAAACTCCTAATTTACCTGCAACGACCCACGCCACTGATATAAAAATCATTACTGCTATAAAACCAACAAATAGAGAATACATAACGTTCCTCCTTATTTAATTAATATCCACTAGCAAGACGACTAAAGTTTTCTTGATTTTTTTCTTTATACACTCTCACAACGTCATCCCATGTAAAACCTGCAAATTCAATAATTTTGTAGAATAAATCCATCATCATTATTAAAGGTCTTTTTGCGCCAATAGAGTCTTTGTATTCGGCTTTTCCAATAAGATGATTTGCATTCTTATCCATATGGAAGAACGCTTTATTAAAACCGTTTATTTTAGTTTCTGTAATATAAATTGTTCGAAGCAGATTTTTGATTTTAAAGTCCATAGCAACCGACAACCAAAAATGCAAAATATCAACCATTTCTTCTAAAAATGTATCTTTAGGTTGCTCAAATTTCGTGGACCACATTTTGAAAGAATTTGTTGCATTCCAGGCTTCATTCACTTCATTTTTTAGTGCATAAACCTTGTTATACAGCATGTCATAGCGAGCATAATTTTCTTTATGCTTCGCTATGATATCCTTATCTAAAACCCTTTGCATTTGGAATAGTTCCGTTAAATCTATAAATCGATTTTCCATGTAATTTCTCTCCTACTCTTGAAATTTATCTATCTGAACGTTTTCTTTTGTTAACCTTATCTACCAATCTAAAAGCAATCATAACCATCAATATACAGAATATTGAAACCACAAAACCCATGATTTAACCAGCCATATCTTCGGTAAAGAATAGAATCTCTAAATTTTCTATTGCAACCTCATATGTTTGATGTGAATTCATGATTTGTACAGTTGCTCTATCGTCTATTACGTGTAAAACGCGAGATGCATACACATCATCTGTTACAACATCACCAGAACGATACTCATTTGGCTTACGTCCCTTTTGAGCAAATACACGTCTTAAACTTTCTGCGTTAATTTCTTCTACCGTTGCATATCTACATTTATTTGCATGGTTGTAGCCCCAATCACCATGTATTGCTCCTTCACATCCCCATGTGCCCCATAACTCTACTTTGTTGTTAAATGTATCTTTAATCACTCGTTTCACTTGTGTAATAACTTTGTTATCCTTCAATTCGCATACAATCCATTGACCAGCAGTTACTTTTTTTTCACCAATTTGTAAATTCATTTCCTACCTCTCCTTTAGTTGAGTTCTTGAATTTCTTTCAATGATCTATTAGAAACTTCAATGTTACGAATCTTAAAATGATAATTCTTATGATATTTCTCACGAATTTTTAATGCCGCTTCTTCTTTCGTTTCAGCTTCACAAAATTCTAATTTGAATCCTGACTCTGTAACAATGTCCACCATGTATGTATCTATTAGTGGTTCATAAATAAAATCATGATCTATTGTGATTTGTTCAGTCATTTAACTCACCTTCTATCGGTGAAAGTGTAATAATCATTTGTTGCTCTAAAACGTTCCCTATCACAGCATTCATCCATAGATTAGGATTCATTTTTCTCATTAAAAATTCGATGACTACAATTAACTCTTCGGTAGATAAGGAAACAAATTCTCCTAAAGGTTCTTGATTGAACCTGCCACCACGTTTTTCAATTGTTAGAGCTACTTCGTTGTCAATCACGTACCTTTTTGCAGTTACCAAATCAAATTGACGGACTTTCTCGCGGCCGAATCCTTTTATTAATTCCTTCAGAACATCATGAATGACACGAAAATCTAATACTTTTACTCTCTGTTCAAGCTGCTCTCTACACTGCTTGCATAAAATCCTCTCCAAACCAGAAATATATATTTTATTCATATCAGACTCAGGAAAAGGATTTTCGCATTCGTAACACTCTTCTCCAATTACATCTTCAAATGGATTTAACATGTAAATCGCTCCTATGATTTATATTTGTTTAACATTTCTTGCAATCTCTCACGCTCTTCATCAATAGATTGCGAGTTTTGCTTTTCGATTTCTTTTTTAGTTGGCTCAACATCTTCACGTAACCAATCTGGAACAATTTCTTTTCTATTTGAACGACCTGGTCCCGAACCATTCAATCGCTTGTTCTTACTCATTGCAAAGCGTCTATCTAATGCAGCAACATCATCTAATGTTTTTACTTTTTGCTTTTCCCAGCTTTTTAAAATGGCCTTAATGTAATTCCATTTTGGCTTATTTTCATCAATAGCTTTGTGAGCAGCATGTTTAATTAATTCGCTACCAAACGAATCACAAAACTCTCCTAATTCCGTAATGGCAATTTCACTTAATGGAATGCCTTCATTTTTTAAAAAGTTATAACTGACCTTAAACTCTTCATTGACTAATACATGTGATTTAGATTCTTTATTATCATGATAATAATTAGTATTTTGTATATTAGTATTTAATTTATTAGTACTTGGTATATTAGTATTTAGTAGCTCGGGATTTTCCACCGGCGGATTTTCCACCAGTGGGTTTTCCATCGGTGGCTCTTCCACTGGTGGAAAACCCACCAATGGCTCGACTTGTGGAACTTCATGAATTACCGTTTCCCAACTGACAATTTTATTTTTATCGTTTCTAATTGGAATACGTTGTAAATATCCATATTCTTTCAACTCTTTCATTCCACTTCTTAAACTATCAAGACCATCTTTCGCATGCGTAGCTAACTCTTCTCTATAAAATACCCAATCATCCGGAAGTGTAAGGATATACGCTAAAATACCTTTTGCTTTCCATGAAAGCCTTTCATCTCTTAAACCGGTATTATTTACGACAGAATAATTTTTGTTCTTTTCTACTCTTACAATTCCCATATTGCCTACCTCTCCTATTTCCAAAACATCGATTAATTGATATAATACGTATTAATTCTTTTATTTCAGGACCCGTTGCAGCGGGTTCTTCTCTTATGCATTCTTGCGAATTCTTTCAACTACTTCTTTTCTGCCACCCACCTTTTCAAGATGATCTGCTACACGAAAAACCTCTGTTCTTTCTGCTTCACGATCACTTTTCTGTTTCTTAAAATACATAGCTGATAACTGTTTTGATATCTCTAAATCTCTTATACTTTGCTTCTGATAAGCGTTATGCAATTCAAGATACAAAGTTTTATTACTTTCCTTATTTGCCTGGTTCATTTGTTTATATAACAGATGCAAATTTTGTATACACTCTCTACGCTCCTCTTCTAATTCCAAAGCCTTTTCTAGATGTTCCGGAAGAACTCGGCTTTCTATTCCCATCATTTAAAGCCTCCCTTTCTAAGCGATCACTTTCATCAAACTTTTGTTCAATGAAAGTACCACCTTTATAAACTCCATACGCAAGTATCACAATCCCTAATCCAAAGATACAGACATTCGTTGTACTTTCTACCGCTGTAATATCCATTAAGCTAAAACAAACACCTTTTTAGACTCAATTTCTTGCACTAACGCTTCTTTTAAATACTCTTTAATGTTATTCATCGCTTCTAACTTCCAAGCCCCACCATCGGCTTCAAACAACCCACAACGTGCACCTTCACGCATTCTAAATACAAACTTACTTTCGGGTTGTTCTACTTCAACAAATGTTCTATATGGGCTTAATTGCACTGGATTAGGTACTTTTGCATTCCCTCTACTTGCAACTCCTGTTTTCACCGTTACAGCTTGTGATACACCATCATCTCCAATTTCCTTTACATCATTTTCTACGACAGTACCTACTACCTGTAAAACAATGTCCCGATGATTGTTTTGTACAAAACCTGATTGCAATGCAATATTAAATTCTTCTCTGTCATAAAAGCTTCCAAAATTAAAACGTGGAATAGATGCTTGTGCTTGGATATAAGTACTTCTAGCCTTATCCCCATTAACAGCAGTAAAGCAACTCACCGTTGTTGGGTTTACAATATGAATCATTACAGGTTCAGTTGTGTCAAACCCTGATTTCACATAACCTACTAAACCAGACAAACTACGAACAATAATTTCCGCTGGTGTTGGTTCTTGCACAAGATGTAATCGTTGTGTTGAATATGTCTGTTCACCGATTTTGTGTGTTTCAATTGTTCCAATCTCTAATACCTTTTCAATTGCTTCTCTTGTCATAGTCATTTTTTATTTCCCCTTTACTTAATTAGATTTAGTTTTCAAATAATCGATTACTACTGTTTGCTTATCAGCAGCCTGATTTTGTTCTTTCTCTTCTACTTCTTCTACAGGTTGTCCAACATCTGTTTTCACATCACCCTGTAGATCCATATAAAACTGCCCTTGAATTCCAGAAGCTAACTCTTGACCAACTAAATTTCCGTTTTGGTCCATATCTAATAGAATCTTAGACTCTACTGCTTCTGTTGGTGCTAGTTTCGAAGTGGCTTGAACCTGACAATTCCATACATCACGCTTTTTATCACCAGCGAACGAAAGTGTTAAAACAATCTTTCTTGCTTTTTTCGGATCAGTATTTAAATCTGCCATATTTTCCATTACGCGTTCAAATTCTTGATGAAACCTTTCAGCAAGCGCTCCATCAGCAAACGTATTTAAATCAATCATGACTTCCATTTCTTCTCTCACCTAAACCTTTCTTATTAAAGTTCAACATCCACTTGAATATCGATATTTATAGGAATTTCTTGCGTTACACGAATTGATTTTTGGCTTACGCCTTTTTCAATTAACTTTTTAACTTCTTCTTTTGCAGCATCTTTTGAGTTAAATTCACTGATACCTGGAAAACCTGCGAAATTACTAGTAATTACTAAAATCTTTTGTTGCATATTGTTCTCCCCTTTTTTGTTCCATTTATCTATTACACTTCTAATTTGTTATAATATTCCTATCCATTTAAATAGGAGGTGACATTATGAATAGTAACAATCGTGCCATTATCACTTTTAGTAACAATGAAGAATTAATTGTTTGTGAAGGTGATATGTTCATTCCAGTGAAACTAACTGAGCACAAAGGAGAACCATTCACATCCCAAACTGCATCTTATGAAGTATGGAATCACACCCATGTCGGACTTATCCCTTCTCTAACTGAAATGATTTCCTCTTCATCATTTTTCAGTAAAATAGAGAATCAAGATGTAATTTACGCTAGTTCCGCTGTAGTAAAAATAGCTAACATTTAATGTATTTAAGAACAATCTATTATAGTGGTAGATTGTTCTTATCCTTATTAAACTCTTGCACCAACTCTGTTATTATTAATATCGCCAATTCATCATTAACCCAATAAGCTTGTTTTTTCTGCATATTTAAATACTTTTCTACATCACCATAACTTTCACACTCATTAATAATTAGTTGCTTTAGCTCTTCTTTTGTTTCTCTTTTTTCTTCATGTAACTTTTCAATAATTTTTATGAATTCCGTTCTCTCTTCCATATATTTCCCCCCTACTGAACTTCTGCCATATTTATTTGTGCATTTGCAGCTGTAATTTCTTCATCTAAGACGATTGGAATTGAATATTCTTCATTAATGATTTGAATCGCTCTATCTAAATGGTGACGTTTGATAGCTTTGTAACTATTTACACCAAACTCTCTATGTAGTTGACTATAAATATCGCTATATAGTTTTTTTCTAAGGCTAACATCTTGATAAGCATTAGAATCTTTTCCACCTAGCAGAAGAACACCTAACTTCCTTACAGCTTTTGATATTTCATCACATTCAATAGCATATAAAGGCGCATTTTCTCGTAGGTCCTTTACCTCAGACTTAATCTCCTGAATTTCCTGAGTATGTCCTTCTAAAGCTTGAAACGTTAACTTTAAAACACCCATTGGATCTGTAGGTATTTTTTGTTGATTTTGTATGTGTTGTTTCATTTTTTTGAACTCTTCAATAAACTTAATTTTCATTTGAACAGCTTCTTTTGTGTTGTAACTCATTGCAACCAGCGTGAAAGCTTCTTCTGTTAAGTTATACTTAAGGTATTTTCGCCTACGCTCATTTTCATAATTTGACTCGTGAAAATTTACGAGTGAAAATTCAGGTCCCGCATATTCAATTTGTTTTCTAATATCTTTCAACACATTGTCATGTGTCTTTACAAACATTTCAGCAATCATTAAACTATCTGTTACTACTTTTCCATTGTTTTCAAATACTAATGCTTGTTCGTTTGCTGCTGTTAATTGATTCATATTACTTTCCTCCTCTACAAACTCGAAATAACCTTAATTTTATTCGTATTACGATGTACCAAGTGCAATTCATGATTTACTTTTTTAAAAATCAACCAATTATCGGGATTTAGATTGTATAATTTAATATGCATTTTTTCTTTTTTTGTTGGCTTTTTACCATTTTTCATTAATACTAACCTCCTTATAATTCATCAAAATACTTATTAAGAAATTCTTTCATTTCCTTCGCTTTAAATAACCAACGATTATTTTTTTGTTTAGCAAAGATTTGTACTCTAGGATCACAAACAACATATTCCATTAACCAGTCATAACTTCTACTTGTTTCATATTGAAGTCTTTTCATATCCCACCAAGTACCAATNCCCATATCTGCTAAACGTTCATTAACTTGACGANAAACTTCTTTTTGCAAGTAGTTATCATCNATAATGACTTGCACTGTTGCCGTCATTACTAGATCTCCTCACTTTCCAATATTCGATTTATTTTTTCTTTCACTTTTTTACCTTCTCTTTTACCGTGTAAAATATCAGAGAGATATGGACCAGAAACGTTAAGCATTTTTGCTAATTCTCCTTGCTTCATACCATTAACAAATAGCCACATTTTCACTTTCTTACCAAACTTTTTATCCATATCCACACCTCCTTCTATACATTTAGCTAATTTTTTAGCTTTCTATTGACTATTTCTATCCAATTAGATAAAATTAAAGCATAGCTAAATAAACCAAATTAAATTACCTTTTAAACGTTGAGGGACGTGCTATATAGGTTTAATTTGTAATGGTTTTGCGGCTAAATAATTAGCTTATGAACATAGTTTAATATCCGAACGGATAAAAGTCAATGATTTTCTATCCATTTAGATAAAAAGTGTTCTTAGCTTTATTAAGGGTGGCTCAAATGTCTACATTCAACATAATTAAAAGTCTTGCGGATAAGAACGGAATATCGTTATCTGATTTAGCAAAACAACTAAACATGGGGGAAAATTCTCTATATAAGTGGAAAACACAAAAACCTGCTGTTGATAAGCTGCAGCTGGTAGCAGATTATTTTGATGTAAGTGTTGATTACCTATTAGGTAGAACTAACAAAGAGTACTGGGAACTTACAGAGAAAGATGAAAAAGATATACAAAAAAAGTTAGAAGAGTTAATAGAAGATATGAGTAAAGCTGATGCTCTTGCTTTTTCTAAAGACTCTGAACCTATGTCAGAGGAAACTAAACAATTATTAATTGTCTCATTAGAAAACTCTCTTAGATTAGGAAAACAAATGGCTAAAAAGAAATTTACACCAAAAAAATACAGAAACGAAGAGTGATTGGAGAGGATCTAGTTGGTTTCAAAGCAACAAATCAATTTAAAAATAGACGAACTACTTAGACGATATAATACCAGAGATCCTTTCCTTATCGCTGAAGCAAAAGGTATAGTCGTTATCACAGAAGCCTTGGGGGATATTTACGGATACTACCACAAAGTGTCCCGTATCCCTTTTATACATATTAACAAACGACTTTCATATCAAAATCAAGTCTTCACTTGTTTTCATGAATTGGGTCATGCTTTATTTCATCCAGATGAAAATACACCTAAATTATCCAAGGTGTCTCTTTGCTCTGAAATTCGTATAGAAGCTGAAGCAAACTATTTTGCAACGAGATTTCTTATCGATGGCAGTCATCATGATTACTACATACAAACAAAGCAAGAATTATTACAGCATTACGGAATCCCTAAGCAAATGGATAGATTTATTTAAAATCTATTATATATTTTTACACAAAAACAGAACAAACATTCTCATTATATATAGAATGGAGTGATTAAAGTGGCTAGTTTTAGAAAACGTAATGATAAATGGGAATATCGGATTAGATATAAAGAAATGGGGAAATACAAAGAAACCTCCAAAGGTGGATTTAAAACAAAAAAAGAAGCTCAATTAGCTGCTGCTAAAATAGAAGAAAAATTAGTGAATGGGGGTAATATTCAGGACGGTAAAATAACTTTTAATGAATATCTTTACGAATGGTTAAATGTTTTCAAAAAAGGAAATGTAGCTCCAAGAACTTACATGGTCTACGAAAAAAACATTAGACTTCACATCTTACCTGTGTTTGGAGAATTAAAGTTAAAAGATTTAACAAGAATCAAATATCAAAAATTTATAAATAGCCTATTAGAAAAATACAGTAAAAAAACGGTAGAAACAATTAATGTCACAATGCACCATGCGTTAGATACAGCTGTTAACGAACTTGGGATTTTAGAAAAAAACCCAACTACAAAAATTAAATTAAGAGCAACTCGTGCTTCCTCAAAAAATGATGATATAAAATGCTACGATATAGATGAACTACATCAATTCTTAACTTACATCCTTAATGAGAAAGGAGGTTTTAAATACTATTCTTTATTCATGTTTCTATCTCGCACAGGTCTCCGCATTGGTGAATGCTTAGCCCTTCAATGGGAAGATATTGATTTTGAGGAACAAAAATTATTCATCAATAAAACATTAATCACTACCAAAAGAAATGAAAAAATCTTATTCGGTCCACCAAAAAATAGAAGCAGTAAACGAACAATCTCTTTAGATCCTTCTACCATATCTCATTTAAGAAAAATGAAAATAGAGCAAAATAAAAACACTTTGAAGAACGGTAAATATTATAAAGAGTATAATTTTGTATTTACACATGAAGATAATTCTTGTATGCTACACCCAGCAACCCTAAAGTTCTTACAGCAAGCTTGTAAGAAAGGAAATTTCAAATACATTACCTTACACGGATTTAGACATACACATGCCGTTCACTTATTACAAAGTGGGGCAAACCTTAAATATGTTTCAGAACGTTTAGGGCATTCCTCTATAGACATGACAGCAAATGTGTATCTTCACATAACAAAATCTATAGAGGAAACTGCCGTAAACCAATATGACGAGTTTTTAAAATCTCGTGGGCAAATTGTGGGCAAGTAACTTTATCAATACGCTAAAGTCACTTGTCACGATAGGTTTCAAACTTAGGTTTATAGAACGAACGATTATCAAGTGCAAAGACACGCTCTGTGTATTCGCCTGGTTTTGTGCGTCCTAATGCACGATCCATCATGTTCATTTTTGCATCTAA